TAAAACACCTACTCCAAAGAGACCTGCCTCTTCTGGTGGTACAAGTCCTGGATCAGGTTATACACCAGGCGGTGATTCTTATAAAAATTACAGTGATAAAGATCAAAACATCATGTTTAATCAAGCAGGTGGTAAAGATAAGTTTTTAAATCAAGTTGCAAACGTAGAACAAAAATACAATCGCTCCGCAGACGTACAAAATTATTTAAACAAAGCCAAACAATATTTTAATGCACAATCATTAGGTGCAACACCTTCTAACACAGGGGGCATTGAACGCTTAAACTTTACAACACCGGGTATGCCTGTCATGCGTGACGCTCAAGGTAATCAGATGTTATCCATGATGAGACCTGAACTAACAGCACAAGCGCCTACCACAGCACAATTCTTTGGTGATATGGCTGGTGGTGTGAGTAATCTTTTAGGTGCTGCAGGTGAATTTATTACAGGCGGTGGAGCGCTCGGTAGAATACTTGATGCTGCGAAGCAAAAATTTTCACAAGGTAAAGACTTTATTCAAGGTGCGTTTAATCCTGGAGATATTAATCAACGTGTAAATGCACTGAACCCTGAACAACAAAGAATTTATGCGATGTATATGAATCAAGGGATGCCTTATCAACAAGCGTTTCAAATGGCTTCAGGCCAACAATTTGCTAGCGGAGGTATTGCTACACTTAATTAGTAGGATCGAATATGTCTACTATTTCTTCTATCATTCCTCTGGGAATCACGGTCGACCGACCAAACTCTTTGGACTCTGGTATAAAGTCTGCGATTAACGTAACAGATTTTTTTGATTGTTTTAGGAGTAATCCATAACTATGGACCAGGGCCACATCTTCAAGCTTTTCGATATCCTCTTTATCATACCACCCGGACGGATGTTCAACGGTATCGAGCCACGAAACACGGACCAATTTCAAATTGCTCCAATTCATGTAAATCACTATATATATTATTCTACACAAATTAAATCTAAAACCGTCCGAAAACAACAAAATCGGTTTACATATTTACAATATAGTAAAAACATATATATATCGCGGGTTCCCTCTGTAAATAAGTTGTCATCTCGTTGTAAACGGATCGCTTTTGGTTTACACAATTTGTTGAAAAATAAGGCTTTTTGGAGGGTCTTCAGTTAGAAAATGGAAAAAACTACATCAAAAAAACAGGTAAAAATGCTTGAATTGACCCCAAAACAGCAGAAATTTGTCGATATTTTCATCGAAAAAGGGCATTTGCAGAGTGCAAAACAGTGTGCAATTGATGCTGGATACGCTGAAAGTGGTGCTACTGTCAACGCAAGTCAATTACAAAACCCTAAATACTACCCACATGTTGTTGCAGAAATGGATAGAAGGCGTGCCGAGTTGGCCCGTAGATACTCCATTACATATAAATCACATGTGCAAAAACTAGCAGAACTTAGAGACTCAGCAGAAGCAGCTGGTAATTACACAGGAGCTATTGCTGCCGAAAAGTACCGAGGTATGGTGGCTGGCTTATATATTGACAGGAAAGAAATTATGCATGGCACGATTGATCAAATGTCGGTAGGAGAGGTAGAGGACAAGTTAATTGAACTTAGAAAAAAACTATCCATTCAAGGAGACTATGAAGTTATTGAACAAGACACATCTGAAGGGTCACTTATCGGAGAGCATTGCGATGACTTACCTACTGAAGAAGGGGAATTTAGTCTTCAAGACGATACATGATACTGGTTGTGTAGATATTGTTGCCATTGATAAACGTGGAAAAGTACATTTGTATGATGTCAAAACAGCTGCGAAATATCTAAATGGTAAGAAAAAAGGAAGACAAATTAATAGAATATTAACTCCACTACAAAAGAAACTCAGAGTTGAGTTATTGATGGTGGATTTAGAAGAAGAAAGGTGCTGGGTAATTAAACATGGCGGAAGAGAAGAATCTCTGGAAACAATTAAAAAATAACACTAAATCAGTAATTTGGACTAGAATTGAAAGTTCTACAGGTTTAGGTATTCCTGATCTGTTTGGATATTGGAAAAGAGGCTTTTGGTTAGAGTTAAAGATAATAACCAATAATAAACTTAACTTCTCAGCACATCAAATTGCGTGGATTCATAGGCATTATTCTGCTGGCTGTCCTGTGTTCGTACTTGCCAAAGACCCTCTTTCGAAGACCCTTAAATTATTCTCAGGCTCCATTGTCCGTGATCCATTATCCATTAACGATAAACCCGTCCTTTGTTCCATCGCCCCCGGTTCCAGGTCCCAGAGCTGGGATCTCCTGATGCACTTACTGGGTTGCTGGACTCCTGATGGTAGTTCAAGCACGAAGCTCCATTAGACTCCATTCCCACGGCCCACCACCATTACCTCTTAATAAAAAAACCTGCAGCCAGCATCCCTGGCTGTGATGGTTGACAGCAGGAGTACATTGTGCTACTGGATAGATCTTCCTTCTTTGTTTAGTTAGCCAAACATTAAACAAAACGGTGAGTCGAAGTCCTCGGCTCACCACCCTTTTTCCATTGTCCATTCCCCATTACCACACGACCTCTTAGTATTACTATTATATACAGGAGCTGGCATCCCAGGCTGGTCTCCTGACAGCAGGAGTAGCTAACTAAAAAAAGTTTTGTTTTACCTCTTGACATCCCAACATATTAGGACTATATATATCTTAAGGTATGTGTCTCCCGATCCACACTGCTTAATTCGTGACGAAATTAAGAACAACAGGCGGGTCATCACTTAATTCCTGTGGCAAGTGGAGGATGCGCAGGGAGCCTTAAACAAAGGAGAAAGAAAATGAATTACCATTTCAAGCACATTGAATACCGATTATTGTTTCAACATGGCTGGGACAGGTGTCCCTGGTTCGTGAGCTGGAGAGAGGAGGTCCATCATGCCAGTAGAGTTTAAACAAGACTCCATCAAGGAATGGATCACAAGCAACCTGGATGAGAGTTGCATCTCTGACGTTGTCCTGAACGGATGCCAGGGGGGCACGATCCCCGAGCTGATATACTATGCAGACACGAATGCATTTTATGAAAAGTATCAAGAGGAGATTTGGCAAATGTTGTGGGACTCGTACTCCGACTGTGGCTCTGATTCTATTCTCCATTTTATAGAAACCTTTAACGGATCCAGTGGCGTGGCATCAGACCTGCAATTTAGAAACCTGCTGGCGTGGTACGCTGCGGAAGAAGTGTGTCGCCAGATCATGGACGATAAAGAATCGAAGGAGTGCTTTGATGAAATAAGCACGGCGCTTCATCAAACTTAATGCCGCCTTTTTTAGTTTACTTTGGAATAATAACACTGGTAGTGGTGATGGTTTCGTTTTCCATCGCCAAGCTACCTTTTGGCATTGGTGCAGTATTCCGTGAAATATTGGCGAGCTGGGCGCTGCTCCTGCTGTTCTGGCTCGTGGTCTCCATTCTCCATTCTCTTCTTACCCTTTAAGGTCTTAGGTATATTAATATAGAAGTTCCCCCGGGAGCTGTGATCCTGACAGCACGACCTGTGTAGCTTGGAAAAAGTTATCCACAATTTAATTAAAATAATTACTTGCAATTAGTTAGGATATCACTATATTAAATACATGAGCATGCGTTATGTAAGATTAAATCTTCACCTAGCTAGGTTGTATGCTCTAAAGCCAAAGGAGGCAACATGAACAAGAAGAAGGAAATAGACAAGTTAGTAAGACTAACAATACTAAACAACTTCATTAGTTCGAAGTTGAAAGAACAAAAGATAATAGTTAAATCTTTTGTCGGTGAGGAAAAAGTCCTCAAAGGTCTTGACCACAAGATGAATGTTATCAGACGAGAATATAAAAAGTTTGATAGTGTGCGTTTCAAGGTTGAGCAACCTTTAATGTACAATCAGTACAAAACTCAAATCGTTGAGAGTGTCGAACTCAAGCCGATTGTTGATCACGATCAAGAGAGCGAACTCTTAACAGAGAACTTTCCCCTCTTACAAATGCAAACTCAGTAATGAGAAAGCAAAAATTAAAATCTCTAGACAAGCGAACAGTCTTAGTCCAGAGAAAAAAGTATTTCGGTAAAAACTTTTATTACCCTTGGTGTGAGTTGTCTGAGATACTAGCAATCTTAATTGGTCGCCCTACTCTCTTGGATAGAGAGTTATTATGGCTACGTGGTTTGAACTACGAATTTTATGAATTCGATACAGGTAAACAAATTAAACCAATTACTCAATAACATTTATCTCTAGTGCGAGGGCGTCTGCCCTCGTGCCTTTCTCCATTCTCCATTCACTTTTTACCCTTTGGGTACGTACGTATAGTAATAAATAAAAAACCGCCATGCGGGTTGGTTGCTACAGCAGATGTCAAGCCAATGAGATTCTCGTTGAGGTTTTAGGGTGCGACCAAAAGGTACAAAAGTTATCCACAGATATTATCTTATATACTTGCAACTAATTAGGATACATGAAATTATAACTCATGCCTAATAACAATGATGTCGTCAATAGACCTTTTGCAGACTTGCAAGAGCGTTTGGCTGAAGTCGAAAGACTTGAAAGAGACGACACTATCACAACAAGGAAGGAAGTAGATTATCGTGCTATCGCTAATTTTCTTAGTAATGAAATGTATCATCTTATTACTACTACTTCTGATCCTGAGGTAAAAGCTTGGGGCAGACGATTACTGTCTAAACTGGCTGATAAACACTCAGACTTATTTTAAATCAAGCAGGGCTGGATAATCTCCAGCCCACGCATCTCCAAACCCATCAACAAAATTCCCAAACACTACATCTAGGAGTCCCTTAACCTTTGACCACCATATCTGGTGGTCGTCCGCCCCACGGGGGCGGGGGGTTAATTACCCCCTACCGACTTGCACCATGACCACTTCAGTTGTAATTTACACAAATAATATCTATGATAATAATTCTGATATGAGAAACGACTTTGATGTGACTTCCATGACTGCTGATGAAGCAAAGGAAGCACTACTAAAATTAGAATTACGAAAGACTCAACTAGAACTATCAAAAAAGGCAAGAGACTCCTTTCTAACGTTCGTTGCTACTGTTTGGCCGGGGTTCGTGGAAGGTGAACATCACCGCAGGATCGGTGAGAAGTTCGAAAAGGTACTATCAGGCGAGATTAAAAGATTAATTGTCAACATGCCCCCTCGTCATACGAAGTCAGAATTTGCGTCCTTTCTCTTTCCTGCTTGGCTCATGGGCCACAAACCACAGACCAAGATCATTCAAACCACCCACACAGCCGAACTCTCTTACAGATTTGGTCGTAAGGTCAGAAACATGATGGACGGAGAGGAATACAAGTCTGTCTTTCCTGAAGTAAAATTATCACAGGATTCCAAAGCTGCGGGTAGATGGGAAACCAATTACGGGGGAGAGTATTTTGGGGCGGGTGTAGGAGGAGCCATTACAGGTCGTGGTGCGGATTTATTAATTATTGATGATCCCCACAGTGAACAAGATGCCCTATCACAAACAGCCATGGATAACGCATGGGAGTGGTATACCTCAGGTCCTCGTCAGCGTTTACAACCGGGTGGTAGTATTGTTTGCGTGATGACACGGTGGAGTGAAAAAGATTTAACAGGCAACCTTACACGTGCCATGAGTGAAGTAAAAGCGGATCA